CAATTACTCTTGTTTAACTTCTTTGATACGTTTAACACCATGTTTATCTGTTTCTACAATGGCTTTGACTTCTTTACAACTCCAGTTTACATTAGTTCCTGGATCTCTTTCAACCTTTCTTTTTTGTTCTAAACATTCTGCAAGATTAGCTTTAGGTGAATAACCTTCTAATTTATTATTCATATACATTAATAATGCAAACACAACTTCAATCATTACTTACCTCGTAATGTATCTAATTCTTTTTCTAATTTATCTACTTTCTTTTCTAATTGAGCTATCAATACTTTAGTGTGCACATTTTCTTCTAATTGTTTAGAATGTTTATCAATTGATTTAGCTTGATACTCAATCAACATATACATCTCCTGGTTCTTAGGAGTTTGTTCAGCTTTTTTAAGTAAGTCTTGTGACATTAACTTTTCATTAGTTTCAATTCTATTTAATCTTTCAACAATTCCAAAATAAGTCCATACCGCTACAACGATAGCAGATACAATAGCTACTATATTTTTAATAGGTAAAGATACTTGTGTTTGATCACTTACTTTAAACTCGCTACTCATAATTATTCTTTAGGTTTATTTGCCATAGTTCTAGCAACTGATTCAGCTGATCGTCCTACAACATAACCTCCTAAACCTATTTGGAGTAAAGTCCAAACGTCTCCTGGAAGATCAATAGTAATAGCAGCACCAAAGAAAAATTTAACTATTGGACCAAATATATAATTCCATACTAGAATAAATATAAGTACATACATAAGTAATGGTCTCCATGATGATGCAAACCATCCAGCTTTAGCTTCAGCTTCAATAATTTTAGCTGCTGCAGTTAATTCTTGTGTATGAGATTGTAATAACTGAGTTTGTAAGTCTGCTTTTAATTTAGCTTGAAGATCTTTATCAGGAACTGATTTTTCAATAGTTGAAAATAGTATCTTAGCTAATGGGGCAACTGCTTGTAACATTGGCAACATTCTTTAAATTTCTCCTGTCTCCTTATACCAAGATATGGAGTAAGTTGCAACATCACATCTATAGCCTTATCTCCTGCGACTGTCCATTTCCACGACCTACTATGCTTAGTGTTTTTTGGTAAACTGGTAGATATAGAGCCTAATTTAAAATAATCTATAAATCTAACTACGATATCTTCATCACACATTCTAATTTGTACTCTAAGATATCTATTTTTTTTATTTTCTTTTCCCCAAAAACCAAAAGATCCTTCTCCTTCAAATACTCCTGCAAGAAATATTAGTTTTTGTTCTTTTGTTAACTTACCGTATGTTTGTTCAATCATATATCTCCGTTATTTTAAGGAGATATATACTATTTATTTTTGTTTTGTCTAGAAATATATCCACCCATTCTCATTCCTTGAGAAGCTGGGCCTTTTTTAGGAGGTGGGCCAAATCTTACACCTGGCATTTTGATCTTTTTGATTTTTTGTATAGAAGGTTTTTTAATTTTACTTATTTTTGGACTTTTAATTTTTGGAATACCAATTTTCATGGTTATCTTTTAGGAACGAACATTTGCTGATTCTTTTCTCTAGCAATTTTTAGTTTTTCATTAGCAACTTTGATTCTTTCTGCTGCTTGTTGTTCTTGATTCTCTAATTTCATCTTCTCAACATCAATTCTATCTTCAAATTCAAAAGATTTTCTTTCCATATCTTGTTGAGATTCTCTAGCACGTCTTTGAATATCTAAAGCTTTAAGGTCTAATTCTCTTTGTTTCAACATTACTAATGGATCTTGTTGTTCTCCACCTTCTGCTTGTACTAATTGTTGAGTTAATTCTACAACTCTTCTAGCAACTAATGAATTAAATTGTACTTGGTAACCATTTGGATCTTGTTGTTGTAGGATTGCGTTCTGTGGGTTCTCTGACATAGCTGCTCCAACCTCTCCATGCGCTTGATAAGCAATGTGATCTGAAATATGTCCTTGAAGTAAAGCATAAACCATTGGATTTGTTTGTACCATTCTGCTTTGCATGAACATAGCATGTGCACTAATGTGAGAAACATGATCTTGTTCTGGAAATACTTTTAATAATTCCATTCTAAGTGCTTTAGAATTCTCTGTAGCTGGATCTTCTGGCATTGGTTCTTTTTCTGGAATCAATAAATCATCAATTTGTCTAGTTCCTAATGCTTCGTATACTCTTCTGTAAGCTTCTCTCAAGTTGTGCATCTGTGGATTTGACATTGCAATCTTTAAATTCTCGTTTGCAAGTGTAACTCTTTGCGCCATTGAATAGATACTTGGATCTGCAACTGGAATAACATCTACTCTACCATCAAAGTCTACAGCTTTAATGTTTCTATCTGCACCATATACTGCGTATGGATATTCTGGTGGTAAGTAATCTGCAAATACTCCTGCTAAAATTCTAAATTCTTGTTTCATAGCGTAGTAACATCGCTTATGAATAGCTGACATAACTCTAGAACCACGTTCTAATAAAGCTATAGTCGTGCCTACTGCTGCTTGTTGGTTACCATCACCTACTTGCATATCTGCAATTGAAGCAAATCTTTGACCTGCTTGGACCACGAAACCTAATAATTGGAATAAAGTTTGTGAAGGTTCTTTAAACGGTAGTATTTGAAACTGATCTTTTATGTTTCCGCCTGGTGCATCTACGTCTCTGAACTCACCTGGCTGGAATGGTTGGTCATCATCCCTGATTCTAATTCCACGGCTCTTGAATCCTGCTGGTAAATTGGCAAGAGTACCTGCATCTAATAACTGTCTTAAGCTAGAAGTAGCAGTTCTAGATAATCCACCAATCATGTGAATTAATCCAAAGCCATAAAATCCTAAACCTGGTAAAAATTTAAAGTGTACAAAGTATTCTTTTCTTGTTTTTAATGGATCATCTGGTGAATAGTTTCTATAAACAGATAGAACTTGTTGTGAACCTTCATCAATAGTTACAATGTATGGTATTTTAATATTGCGTTCTTCTTTGTCTGCTGTTGTTTCATATTCACTTAAATCTAAATCTACATGCATTTCTAAAATGTTATATTGGTATACTGTATCTCCACTTGGTTTTACACCTTCAATCTCTGATAACTTTTGTTGTATAGCTGTTTGTTCTGGTTGTTTAGGAATTAATTCTACATCTATATAGAATCCAGCTTTTTGATATTTAATAACATCATTCTCATTCATTTTAACAACGTGAGTAATACGCTCAGAATCTTTAAGATCTGTTGCATAGTATGGAACTACTAAATCATCAGCAGGTATAAATTTAGATACTGCACGTTTTAATATTTCATCATAGTAAATCTTTTTAAATGCTGATCCTGATAATGGTAAGTAAAATAATAATTGATCAAAGTCTGGAGTGTACTCTTCCATCTCTTCCATCAACATATAGTTCATGAAATCTTTAACTCTTTCTGATTGTTTTAAAATATCGGGTGTCTCTAATCCAACTACTTCAGTTCTTACTGGACCTTCAGCTGGTAATAATTCTTTATAAGCTTGTGCTTGAAATTGTGTAACTGATTCTGCAAGCATAGGATGTGTAACTCCTGTTGCTCCTTGGAACGGTCTAGTCATGTCTTGGTATTTAAATCCTAATAGATCTAAACCTTGAACATAAGTTTGTTCCCAATCTAATCTTGATACTCTATCTTTTTTATAATCTGCAATAAGATCTAATGCTAGACGACTTAATGCTCTTTCGTCCATAGTCTCAGCAAGGTTACCATAAAAGTTTTCTTCTACAGTTTCTTCTGGAACTTCGTCTTCTTCAGGAAGAACAACGTCTAAACCTTCTTCAGGAATAGAATTGTCTTCCATTGGAAGCTCTTCATTAATCTTATCTACTTCAGCCATTAAAAAAGTTTAGTAGGTTTACTTCTTGCTAATTTGTTTCCTCTTGCAACTACTGATCCGCCTTTAGATGCTTTAATCATTTTACCTGTTTTAGCACCTGTCATAGAACGATTATAGTTTCTAACTTTTTCATCAAAAGCTGACAATGCCATTTTTCTATCAGACATTTGATCTCCTC